CTAAAAATTGGTCTGAGTTTGCCATAACCATTGGTTCATCATTATCTATAAATTTCTTAGCTAGTAAAGTGGTACAAGCAGCACCCTCTGTTATACCATCTACTTGTACTATCTCACAATTATTATTGGTTATCAAATTTAGTAAATACTTCAAATTGTATTTTTCATAATGACTCCTTTGAACTATAAATATATGTTTAGCATCTATGTTTAAGTTTTCAACTACAACCTGTATCATAGGTTTACCATTAACTTCGATTAATGGTTTAGGAAATGTATAACCAGCTTGTTCAAATCTAGAACCAGCGCCAGCCATCGGAATCAAAACATTCATATTACCACCCTGCCACTTCGGTTTAACTTCTTCATTTTTATTAGCCCTTTCTATAACTTTATTTATCTTATCGTAAGACACATCATTACTATCTTCTACTGCACACAAATAAGCACCACTACTCAGAGCTCCTTTTCTACCAATATGAGAATCCTCTACAATAACTGTTTGATTAGGATTAACTTCAGCTTTAATCATACATTTTAAATACATCTCTGAATTTGGTTTTGGATTCTTGACATCTTGATTAGAATACATAAAATCTATATACTCAAAGAATCCTTTTCTAATCAATTGCAGTTTAGCAGTCTCTCTTATTGAATTTGTAGCACAAGCCACCATATAACCATCAGATTTAAAACTTCTTACAATACTTCTAATTCTATCATCAGCAGAGAACCCATCTATGATTTCAATTGTCATTTTCTGTTTTAATTTCCATACAGTATTATGTAACTCTTCTGACAAACCTTTATTATGAGTTAGCATATTTAATTTTTTAGTGGTAGATAACCCATCATATGTAGATAGATGTTCATCTCTACTTATTACATATTTTTCATCAATCGAACCCAAAGCTTTATTTAAGGCATTATAATGTAATTCTCTAGCATCTACTAACACACCATCCAAATCAAATATAATTAATTTAATCATATCCTACTCTCCAAATAATAATCTTGTACATTAATGTGTCCTACATGTAATATAATCTCATTACCACAACCTATGTAACCACTACCAACTCCCCATTGTTGTGGCATTGAGTATGGGTGTATACCAGTATTCCAACTAGCTCTACTCATTTGTAATGGAGCTCTCTTAGGATTGGTTTCCATTAATCTACAGAACTCGCTCAACCAAGCCCTACCTCTATTGTCTTCTGTATTAAAACTACACCACCACAAATCGTAAGTTAACAGATTACCTTTACTTTCATCTTCATCTAAATGATAATCACCGTCATTATTTCTAGTATAAATACCATCAACCTTAACCATTTGTCTTTCATTGGTTGGAACACATACTCCAAACTTCTTTGTTATTGGTAAAATCGTTCTGACCTCATCTGAGACAAACATCAAATCAGAATCCACAGATACAGCAACATCAGCTGTAGATTCTAATAAACCCTTAGCCTCATAATAATCGCAACAATGCCAACCCCATCTATGATTAGACTTTGTAAATGGGCTTTCCTCTACATCAATTAACCTAACCTCTACATCAGAATAGTTCTTTCCTAACTCAGGTATATCAGTATAAAGTGTTAGTTTTGCTTCTGGAAAAAACTTCTTAACAGAAGAGTAAGTTGGGTCTAATCTAAACTCATCAGTAAAACTACCAGGCTGATTAGCAGTAGACCTAGTACCAAATTCTGAAAATACAAATTCTACATTCATTAAGTTCTCTCCTCAATTATTTTTGCTATGGTATTAGTAGTGCTGTAGTCATGATTTCTACTATTAAACATTATATCTATTTTTAAATCATCACCCGTAAATGGTTTATCTTTGTGGTCATCTCCTAGTATACGAACATCTATTCTATCACTATTGTAAAATAGATAATCATATAAACCTTCCTCGCCATCGTAAAGAAAAGCCTCATCCACAAACTTACAAGCTTCAACCATCAACAACCTTTCCTTTGGTGTCCATATAGGTTCATTCTTTTCTCTACCATCTGGCTGTTTAGTCTTAGTTCTATATTCATTGACTGCAACTATTAGATAATCACAATACCTCTTACATTCTTTTAACATCAATACATGACCTGGATGCATAATATCAAAATAGCCGCTCGTAAATCCTACTATCTTTCTCAAAGTAGTTCCTCGTATACTCTTTTCATCCAGTAAGTTCTATCTCTTCCCATATTACTTGGTGGTATAGCATTAAATTGGTATACCCAAGCTGAATTGTATAGGTTAGTTAAACTATCTTCCCAATAACAACTCTCGTGAAAATAAAATAGCTGCTTTCTAACCATATCCATCATACCAAATTGTCTTGGTAGTAAATTTAGTTCTAAACCAAATTCTTTTCTCATACAATTCATCAATGTTATGTCACTGCCAGTCAATAATATATCATATGAATCAATAATCTTTTGTTTGTTCTTCTCATAAAAATCAAATACTTTATTGAAAAAGTCTTTGTGTGTTTTATTGATAATAACAAAACCAGTTTGAAAGAACTCAAAAGATGGTATACAAAACTCTTTGTTCCAAAACATTTTAGAGTAACCATTTATAGCTCTGTTCATCCACTCAAAATCCCCATCAGTTAAAACACTTGTAAATTTACCATCTGTCATCTCAAAAAAGTTAGGACAATCAGGATGAACTACTGAATCAGCATCGACAACTAATACTTGGTCGTATTCTATTTCGTTGTGTTCTAATATATTTAGAACCTGCCATCTCTGCCAGGTTATTAACATTTCAGATTCAGGACAAATTAAGTCTGACATAACATATACTTCGTGACCATTCTTTTTAGCCCAAGCTTTCCAAGACTTTATTCCCCATTCATAACCTTGATGTCTGTTTGAATGACCAATACTTGATGCGCCAGTTAAATCTTTTTCTCTTTTGATATAAGGTATAAAAATTATATTCTTCATTTTTTTCCTGTATGTTTTTCTAAGTAGAAGTAAGAGTTGTCTCTACAATCACCATCCATATAATTAAATTTTAATTTGTTCTTCCAAGCACAATAATTAAAACTAAGTTGGTCTCTCTTACTACCATACTTAATTTCTGTCCACCAATCTTCCATAGTTTTTATACAATCTTGTTCATTGTGCTTTCTCAATATAACACCACCTGTTATTAACCCATTTTGTTTTGGGTATTCATCTTTTACATATCGTTGCATTTGATTTATTATTAGTTCTGGTTTATCTTTGAAATTCAACTCTCCCCTTTCAGGTGTAAGTTTCATATTTTTTTCAGCTAATTGTAAAATAGTGTTAGCCTCATCGTAAATACAATTTCTTTTATCATAATCTGGCTGCAAATTATGATTATGAAAAGCTATATTAGCATCACTTAAATATTTTTTTACCAACTCATCTACATTACCTTTGATAATGTAATTACCATCTATATAAATACTAATATCATATTCGCTAAAATATCTATGAGGAAGTATTTTATAACGCTTAGCATTTCTCATATTATCATCATACAAAGGTATACTGTTACTTTCACTAAAACATTTAAAATCCCAACCCTTTGGTAAATTTGGTTTTACTACATCATCATAATCACCAAATACAGATGTATAAACAATACATTTTGGCATATCAGACTGCTTTACCATTTAGATAAATTTCACCACGAACAAAATTATGAGCTATTGGAAATTGTCTTTGGACTGTATAGACTTTTGAATATCTAGAAACCAATTGAGTTGTTCCACATTGATTTCCAACATTGTACTTGGCTTTACATCTAATATAAAGTTGTATTCTAATTGGCATATGCCTCATATCTAAAGCCAGGTTTATGGAATTAAAAGAAGTTTTACTAATTGGCACCGATGACCAATAAAAATGCTTTAAAGATGGGTCTATGACATCTAACATCAAATTATCATTCTCATAGTCATACCTATCTGATAACAACAAACAACCGAATTTATCATCTGTATATTCTTTTATAATAGCATCACCTAATTTCTTTTCTTCTTCGCTAAAGTATAATTCAGGAGCAGAGTCTTTACATTCATCTTCTTCAAGTTGCCAAAACTTTAACATCTGTTCTAACATTGGGATATTTGGATTATCTTTGTTATAAACTCTGTAATGGTCGTGGAATATTTCTCCTTTAACGCTGTTTACAAAACCATCAACATATGGATTATTCTTAAAAACATTCACGCCGTTTTTAAATGGATTTTTCCAACTACTCCATTCGTCTCCAATATCTCCACATATTTTCTCTTGTAATTTTGCTGTAGGTACATAAACTTTACAATCAGGATATTTTTGTTTGAGTAATCTTGGCATAGCAGACACTACACCCCAATCTCCAATACCCAAACACATTCTCATAACTACAAATATTTTATTGCCAAGATATTCATCAGGTATCCGTAACCCTTCTGATTCTTCAAAACCCAAAACATCAACATCACCAGCTTTATATAACAAATTATCGACAATTCTAAAAAATACCATTGGTTCTATCATAGCTGCCTCACATTCATTTCTTTACTAAAATTCTTATTATAGAACATATTCTGTTTCTCTTGCTTTTCTATAGTTTTCGGATGATACAAACTCAATTCTTCTTGTGGTGGTAAATGAGCATATGTTTTACAACCTGTAATATATTCATGTAGTGGTCTAGTCCATCTTATAGATTCAGCCCTTCTGAATACACGAGCTTGATAATCAGGATAGTTTACCCAACCATTGTCTGTAACTCTCCAACCCCATCTTTGTATATGTTCTTCTTTCATATCTTCAATTGTATTCACTCTTGGTATCCAAATCAAATCAACTTCGTTTATCTTTAATATTTCTTTTAATTGTTTTACTAATATTTCGTTTGGATACTCATCAGCATCTATATGAAATACATAATCACCACTACTCTTTTCTATAACTGAATTTTTATGTTCTGCAAAATTACCATCAAGTTTTCTTTTGTAAACTATAGCTTTGTTTTCAGATAGATATTCGCCTAAAACAGCTTCTACCCTTTCGTCATCACCATCTACACAAACTACTATCTCATCTTCATCATCTATGTTCTTACTTAATACTTCTAATAACTTAATCAGTTCTTCAGCTTCATTGTGAACTGTAATGCCATAACTAATTTTCATTCTTTAACTCTTGTACAAATTGTGTTGGTAATCTTAAATCCTCTAATGTTACTGAACTCTTCCTAGCCTTATCGTAATTATAACTTCTGTAGATACCATATTTGTTTATTATAGTTCTCATCTTTTTGTAAAGTTGTTTAGCAGTACCATCCAATTGAACTCTGTATATCTTTTTCTTCTCATCTACTATTTCAGTTGTACCTGCTTGTTCTAATAAAGTCTTCATCTGTACAAGTGTTGGTTTATTAGATACCTCTAACTGAATACCATGAACTAAATACTGACTTGATTTGTTCTTAGCTCTGTTTCTTAACTTTGGGTCTAACACTAAAATAGTTCTACGAAGTTTTCTACCATCTCTATTTTCATAAACGAAAGATACTATATCACCAGGACTAACTTTATTCCAACTATATGGTAGCTTAGCCATTATCTTTTATAACTCCCATAGCTTGACAAGCATCCATAAATTCAAACTGACCAAACTTTTGTGCATTCTCAACATCCAATCTTTTCTCATGACCATCGTATTTTTCTCTATCCTCTTTAGGTATTTCTACCACCCCAGCATAATACCAATGCCAGTTACTGACAGTTCCTTCGGGATATATTATACCTTTTTCTCCCATATTAATCACAGATGGAAACCAAACGATATCTCGTTCCTTATCAAATATTTTTAAGTCGTTCATCAATTGACTATGACTCTTTGTATATTCTTCTAATTTTTCACTATCGAAAGCAAGATAAGAATTAGATGTCATACCACATTGAAAACAGATATAAGATTCAAAAGGCTTACCTTCTACTTCTGTTTTCTCTACAAAGCAATTACTATGTAAATCTTTACATAAGGGGCAATTTGTTTTTTCTTCCATTCTATACCTTCTTTAGTTTTGGTAACTTCATCTCAGTTGGTTTGGCACTAGATACTTTCTTTAACTTTGGCAACTTTAAGCTAACCGACTTTGGTTGTTCTTCAAATTTAGGTAGATGATTATCTAATATCCTACCAAATTCAGTAGTCATTTTGTCCATAGTAAAATTAACTCTATTGTGCATAGCCTGTCTTTTGGCTTTCATTGTATATTCTCTATTCTTTTTAAATACATCCATCATAATTTGTGAAGCGTATTGGTAGTTTGCGGTAAACCATTCAGCACCTTCAACGAATATTTCTTTCGGTAGAGCTGATGGGTGTACTTTAGTTAATGAGCCTGGCAAAAGAACTGAGTTATTCTTATTAAGAAAATCCTTATGTCCACTCCAATCAGGAGCAATAACTATCTTCTCTGATATACTAGCCTCTAATAAAGGACGACCGAAACCCTCACCATGCGTAAAACTAACATGCGCTTTTACTTTTGGATGATTATACATCTGATTCATCTCTTCATCAGTTAAATCTCCGTGTAGTAAATAAACAGGAGGAAGCTTGCCGCTTACAGTATCTTTAATATCTTTTATCTTCTGCTTTATTTCATTCCTATCTATAATAGAAAAGGTAGCACCACTTGTTTTCATAACTAACGCTGGTGGATTAGGTTTGTTCTTAAAAGTTTCTAAGAATGTCTTTAACAACATACCCGTATCTTTTCTATCCTCTCCTAAGTTACCTTGTAGCCAATGTCCAGTATAAAGAAATGCAAATCTTTCTTTAATTTTATCCATTTCAGCTTTAAGACTATCTGATATTTCTTTTGTCTTCTTATAAATATTTGTGTCAGCACCTTCAAATAAAACTTCTATTGGTGATGTTACTTTTAACTCACCAGTTTTCTGTTTTGTTTGTTCATTTATTTCCTCATAAGATACTCTTTCAAATATCCCCTTTACAAACTTCGAGGGTACAATGTTCATATTCATTTTGTTCATACCCTGAATCCACTCTACCTTTGGAGCAGTATTTTCAATACCAGCAGTAACTCCTATATTATACTTTCCTAATGAACTAAATTCATTTGGTACGCTGATGTGTAGATGAATGTCGGGTTGTCTTTCTAATTTATTATCAGTAATAATTCTATCGATTATTATCTTATCATTTGGCTTTTTATCATCAAGCGCATTCATTGGACAATTTCCCCAACGAAGTGAATTAATTTTTATATCAAACTTATCCATAGATATAAGACTTCTAACTAAATCTCTACTATGAGAACCATATCCACTTCTTGTGGCAACAGGTCCTGTAATTAACATTAATGGTTTCATATTTACCTCTTAGTTAAATGGGCTTTTTAAAAATTCAATAAATCCATCACGGACTTTTCTCATAAAAATATCCTCAGAACCTCTAAAGTTTCCTACTATATTTCTTCTACGATATGTTCTTTTAGTTTTATTTCTTGCTGGCATATTCTTCTCCTATACTTCGTGCATTGTAAATCGTTTACGTGGTGTCCACTTTTCAAATGCTGTATTCATATGACTTACAAAGTTGTTAGACATAGCAGTTGCTGACATCATAGCGTCATCACTCATAACAAATTCATGACCTAACCTACCACACTCTTCTCTTTTTTCTTTACCCATATCATACCATTCTTTGATGGCATCTGCAAAGTCATCTGAGCGAGGCCTGTCATCATAGATGTATGGTGTAGGTATTGAACCCTGCAAACTTCTATTAGACGGCCAAATCGGTTTACACCAATCACCCCAAGTCAAATCTTCATTGTCTTTCCATTTCTTATCATCGTGCAATGAATCAATCCAACTGTAGTCTTCGTAGGTTATGAACTTATCCTTATACTTAAACCCAACTTGGTCTTGTAATCCACCTGTAACAGTAACCGATATCGGTGTTCCACACATCAGAGCCTCACAAGTGGTTAAACCAAATCCTTCATTGGATGCCATATTAATTTGAACATCTGCTATATTGTACAGATAACATAATTGCTTATCGTCTAATTTTTTATGTGAAAATATAACATCATAGTTAGGACAAAGCTCTCTGACAACCTCAGGTAAATCTGTACCATTTTCATCACGCGGCTGAGTGTGCATTATGAGAGCACACTTATCAGATTGTTCTTTTGGTAACATATCACAGAATTGTTTGTAAGCCATTATCACGTCACCTGGCAACTTTCTTCTGATGTTTCTATTGTTCCAAAATACTATAAATTCATAGTCTTTATTTTGGGTTACGTTTCTTTTAAATTGTAGTAAATCACCCCACTCTTTTGTGTTTAATGGTGTGACAGGATAAAAGTTTTTTTCATTTATACCATGTGGTACGTAAGTATTATCCCAATCTGTTCTTGGTTTTATCTGACAAACGTTATCTACTATATTAACTGTCTGTTTAGATATATTCATAATCAAATCACAAGACTCATAGAATGGTTCGTTCCATCTTGGATAAGGCAAGTCATCCCAAATATTATAATAGAATATTGGAGTAGTTTGTCTTAACTCGTGCTCCATCTGATATAACCATCCCCAAAATCTAGGGTCTGTATAGTGAAGTATAGCATCGACTCCATTTTCTAATTCAATAACCTGTTTGACTATACTAGAACTACCGTATCCGCTGACTGGATATATTTTAAGATAAGCATCTTCTATACCTGTATCCTTTCTTACAGATTCGTTCATGTCTACAATCTTACCTTCGTCAGGATGCTTTATAGCACCACCAACTTGTACCCAATCGTATTCTTTCAATGTTCCAAGTACAAATTCACGAGACATCGTACCCACACCGGATGACATTCTTAAATCATCCGATAATAATAAAATCTTTTTCTTAGCCATTTATAACCTCTTTATTATTTTCACCTTCATCAAAATATTTAATTAGAACATTCAACTTATCTTCATAGGAAGCAATGATATCCAATTCTTTTTCTATTGTTTCTACATGATCTGAATGTTCAGCCACACCTGTAGAATTTTCAAGATGGACATTTACATTTGCGATATGTTTATCTATGTGTCCTTTTAAATAACTCTTCAGAGCTTTTACTATTGTCAATCTCATAATCGACTCCCACTTGGTTTAAGATTTTCCCATTCGTTTATTTGATTTCTAAAGTCCTCATTATGAACATACAAGTCCATTGAGCGATTGATTAGTTTTTGTAATGTAAAGTTATCATCTAAATTACTTATTTTGAATTTTTTGTATAGATTGTCCAATAACTTCACGGATGTTAGTTTCAACATAACATTTCCTCCGTATATATGTATATAAGTATATAAGAACTAACTTATTATACAATATTTTTTTTCTTTTTTTATTGCTTGTTTTAAAGCGCTTTCTGTTCCTTTGGATGTGGTATTTTTAGGGATGAAAGCAGCCATCACGTCTGTGTATTCTGCTATCTCTTTGTTTCTATCATGATAATGCCATGCAGCATAAGGTCTACTATATTTAAAACTTTCAAGAACACAATGTTGATTGTAGGTATAATGAACAGGTGGGAACTCTGAATATTTTATATCGAACTCTAAAGCATACTTTTTAGCATATCCATCAGCACCTTCTTTTTGTCCACCACTTACTATCTCTAACTCTTCACCATACTTTTGCTTTAGTTTGAAGATGAACTCCTGTATACGCCTTTTGTTTGTATACCTTCTACTTCCTACTATAGCTACTCTCATAGTCATTCCTCTTTTGTTTCTTTGGTGGTTTTTCTGATAAGCAAAATACAGCACACTTATGAAACTCATTTAAACCTTCTACTATGTGTTCCTCACTACTATAAGTATATTGAAATCGAATCCTATCAGACATATTAACATCTTTTTTACTAATAATATCATACCATATAAAATCATTCTTTTTAAGTTCATCGCCAACTTTTATGGTTGTCTTAAAGTGTAATCTTGATTCATAGTCTACCAAGAATCTTTTTAAATCTTCTGATGATACAGAGCCTTTCTCGTACCACAAGGTTAGATAGTATGTTATAGAATCATTGTGAATTTCTTCTAATTTACTTATCACTTCTTCTTCATGAGATTTGTTTAAAAAATCAGATAGGTTTAGTCTTAAAGTTATTTTAACCATTACTTTACTCCTGCGTCACAAAATTCTGTTTGATTGAAATCACAATACCTGCAATTTTTCTTAGATGCCACTTTACTATAAGTATGTTCAGTATTGTATTCTCCATCTTTATCAAAGCATTCTTTCATAAACTCATTCAATCTGTTTGTTACTTGATTGATTGATGGTTTACCATTTGCTGGTATAAACTTCTGAACCCTCTTCTGAGGAAAGTCTAAGTTCTCATACAACTTTCGTTTCACAATAAAGTATTCAACCTCTATCTTATCTAACGGATGATTGAATTGTTTTGAGTAGAATTGTTTATACAATAACAATTGGTCACTCTTTAGTTTATCAGCCTTCTGCCATTTGTTCCAGCCCATAGTAGATGTTTTGATATCATATATCTTAATCACATCTCTAACTGTATCTCTTATAACTACATCCAAATAACCTATAAACTTAATACCATTAGGTAAGTCATAGTCAAGCGGAACTTCTATACCGATAAGTTCGTAACCTTTCTTACTGAAGTATTGAGCTCTCTTCTTTTTAAGGAAGTCTAATATCAATAGTCCGTGTTCATAAAACTCTACCATATCAGCTTGTGTACAGAACTCAACTCCACCATTCTTAGTCATAGCGTTTTCGTAGTTCTTCTTCATTCTGATTCTTAACATATCATCTAATGGGAGAGCCTCTGCCTGTTTAGCAGTATCATTATACATTACAGTTAAGAATGTTTGTATTACCTCATGCATCGATGTTCCAAAGAGAGTATGAATACTTTCTGTGAACTCTCTATTTCCTTCTATGTATGCAGTTTTCCATCTGAATGGACATTGAGCCCACATAGAATACTGACTATAACTTATTTTTTTCATTTTCCCCACTTACCATTCTTTACGATGGTGGCCATAATACCATAATTACTCACATCTAAGTAAGCATCTTCCATTGGTTCACCATCTACTGCGTTTTGTTTATTGCCCATCAATAGGGTTTTTAATCTTTGTATCTTATCATTCATCCTAAACCATAAACCTGTAAGAGATAGATGTATTTCCTCTTCAGTTTGTAACTGAGTTCCGACACTTATATTACCAGGACCGTAGTCATGCTGCTTATGTAGAAACAATTCGTATTGTTCCTTCTGTAATCTCCTAAACTCCTTAGTCATCTTCGGCCACTCCTTCTCCATCTGAGCTACAATGTTATCAGATTTTACTGGCGTAGGCTTTTGTGGTGCATAATCACCCATTACTGATTCTGTTACTGATTCGTATGTTGATGTTTCTTTTATATTACTCATATAGTCTCCCAATCTAACAACTAAATATACACAATTTTATGTATACAAGTCAAGCTTTTTTATTTGTCTTTTAATTTTTTTGTTTAGATAGTATGTATAAATATGCTTTGGTTTTGTCTTCTTCCAAAATATATTTTCATCACCAGCTTTATATCTACGATTTAGTTCCCTACCATAAGGCCTGTCCAGCTGATTTAAAGACCTACTATGCATCTCTTTACCATCCACCATTAGTATTCTACCACCCGATGTCTCACCTAAGTAATCAAAGTTACTAGCTTTATAGATTACGCCAGTATGTCCGTGGTGTTGGTCAGCAAATGAAACTATAACTTCCATATCTGTAGTTTGTTTCAATAACTTAAATGTTTTTCCTATGAAATAACTTTCTGTATTCTTAGGTGTATCATCAATGCAAACTAATCTTCTAAGTTCTAAACACTTATCAGGATTGATAGGATTATACTTAGCTGCTGTAGCTGGCATTGATGGATGAGCATACATCATAGCTCCAATCATCTTTGGTATCCCAAAGTTTCCTTCTCTATATAACCCATAGTGATATAAAGACTGAACACCATTTACATTGTGTGAGTAATGGTGCTTTTCTATGAAACTAACAAGTGACTTTCTAGATATTAACTCTACTGTAAAGTCCTTTACCGACATTATATAAATCCAAGCTTTCTAACTTCTTTTTCTTCAATACCATACTTAAATAACATATCAGCTAACTCTGACTGACCACCGGCAGATATTTCGTACATATCTACAGCATCACTAGCCTCTTTCATACTACATTGTAATTCTTTAACTACGATTTCGTAAAGCCATTTTGGATACTTCATCTTTTTGTCTCCTTTAATATATCTTAACCATTCTTTTCTTTTTGGTAAGATGCTTGTATAAAATTTATATAATTGTTTTGGTTCTAATGGATACTTCTGAATCTCATTTACCAAGTCAATCCAATCAGGCTTCATAGATAGAAACCTATTAACCATATAGTTAGACCAAGTCTTCTTATCTTCGTCTGAGATGTCTTCCCAATAATTAGGATTTTGAACCGCTGTTATCTGACTTATGTGGTCGAACAGACTCTTCTTTTTTACCAAAGATTTTTTCCCACTTTTTGTTCCACTCATTCTGAGTTATCCCCCTTCTTAGTTTATCACCCTTACCAGCTCCAGCATCTTTCTTACTCATTTCCTGTTGGCATCAGTTTATCTGGAACCTTACCACAATTACCACAACTATATACCTGAACTGGAATCATAGCTTCTTGTCCTGTTGGTGACATCAGAGCTGATAACCTTCTTAGAAAGAAAGCTTGAATGAAAGATGCGTTTCCACAATCGTCACACTTTACCATTTCTGTATCGTTAATGTCTACTTGCGCCTGTGGTGGTTGTCCACCCTTTATAGGTTTCATTGGTTTTGTACTCATCTTATTACTCCTAATAATTCTATTACCATAGCCATAGCATTTATCTCTTTATCAACTACCTGACCATCCGATAACTGATACTTAGCAATAATCAATATACATTCAGCTATATGTCCTGTACCATATGAATCAACCTCATCATACATTAACTTATATAACTCAGCAAAGTCTGTTACCTGACTATTAGCCAATAACTTTCTTACACTTTTAAATGCATCCTTCTTACTTTCCTTACTGATTATCTCTAACAACTTAATTTTATAATCATTTTCTACTAATGATTGTTTATCTACAATCAACATCCCATCTACGACTTGTCTTTGACAAGAGTTTATCACCCTACGGATATCAGGATAACCAGCATTTACCAACCCAGCTATATCATCCATCTTAGAAACTACATCTTCTTCCTTTAATATGTTAGTCATATGGATAGCAACTTCTTTCTTTGATGGTGGTATTACCTGAAATGATTGACAACGACTTTGTATCGGGTCAATTATTCTTTCTACAAAGTTACAAGTAAGAATGAACCTACAATGTTTAGAGAAAGTCTCCATAAGGTTACGTAAAGCGGCTTGAGCGTTAGGTGTGATGTAATCACACTCATCTAAGATTATTATCTTATAATCTTTGAACCCCATAGTCGAAGCGAACCCACGAACTTTGGTACGGACTGTATCCACACTATTCTCATCAGAGGCGTTAATATACATATAGTCACATTCTATGTTATTAACTAATAACTTAGCGAGAGTGGTTTTACCTGTACCGGCTTTCCCATATAATAAAAGGTGTGGTAAGTCACCACTCTCAAGATAAACAGATACTTTACTTTTAAGATGTTCATTCCCAATGTAAGTATCCAACGATGTTGGCCGGTATTTCTCAACCCATAAACTATGCTCTAATCTTTCCATTTGTTATTTTCTACCTCTATTTTTGTTATCGTAACATCGTGTTTGTAATCCTTTGGATAGTCCATAACAGGATGTTTCATCATTTTATGAAAGTTTCTATTCTCTCTTTTGTTACCAAGAAAGTAAATGTATCTATGTTTACTAGCTTCTTTCTTTAACCAAAAGTCTCTACCGATAGCTTTGATTAAGTTCTTAGGAGCAGCAGAACCATACTTAGAATACACGCTTCTACTGTGCATCCAATCATCATCTTCACTTACTCTTAATGAGTATGTTGGTGCTAACTGAAAGTCTCCACAACCTTGGTATATCCAATTAGTAGCCTGATAGATAGCACCATCGTGACTTTGTTCAGGATCAGCGTAAGATATTAAAACCTTTATGTCTTTAGCATATTGCTTCATCCATTTAAATGAGGCTGAAATAACATGTGACTCTATATTCTTACCATAACCATCGTGTATGAATAATCTAGTTAGTTCTAATACATTTTTGTTTTCTATAATCTCTTCTTTGAATATAGAACCAACAACTCTTCTACCAACTGGAAATCCGTAACAAGCTACACCTATTAGTTTCTCTTCAGTTTCATCGAAGAATTGATGAGGGTTGTCTGTCTTGTAGAAAACTCCTAATGGATATCTACAAGACGACAATCTTCCGCTGTAGTGATTTTTCTCAATCATATCTTTAGCCAATGGTTTATATATTGGTCTAATAGTTACTCTTGATTTATCTACATACGTTGTTTCCATTACACATCGGTGTCTGCAACTAGATAGTAAGTAGCATCATACTCATCAATCTTAAAATTGATACGAGCCAATCCACCTGAACTAACCTCTAATGTAGCACTTTCACATTCTTTGTTAGCAACCAATACATCTCTGAATAGATTTGCATTAAAAGAAACGTTCTCAATCTTATCATAAGACTCAGTTTCTACAGGTAAGGTAACACGATTAGTATTAATCTCAGCATAACCTATCACAACCTTTACTCCATCATCACCAGTAATAACTGTAAAGTTATCTGTATCAGCAAGAGCACCTTTACCAGCAATAAATTTGCTCATAAAAGTTTTATCAACTTTAATCTTTACCTCAAAATCAGGTATAGATTTAAGATTAGGTGGTGAACTTATAACCGATAGGTCTGAAAGCATGTAGTTGACATCAGACTTTGTATCTGATATCTTTAGAGATACGGCTTTATCTCCAGCTTTAGTTAGGTTCATCGATATATTCTCTGATAGAACAGAAAGTAGTTTAACAAGCTGCTCTGTGTTGTACACACCTAAATCAGCTTCATCAAATTTCCATCCTGTCATATGAAGTTCTCCAAGAAGGTTCTTATCACCTGTAATGAATCTAGTAGAAAGTTTATCACCCTTACTATTAATCACCACCGATGAGCAGTTCCCACCAAGATAGTATTTATCGATAAAACGATTCAATGAATGTTTATTCATTTTTTACTCCTTATTTGTTAATATGATATATACATATATATCAAAGTTATTTGTGAAAATCAAAAAAATCTTTCCATAGATGCTTTTTTGTTTACCGGCTCATTCCATTTTAGAGATTCATAGAACATCATTATCTTTTTCTCTAACATCTGAGCATACATCTTTTTGTAATCTATATTAGCCTTAATAAAATCTATTATTTGTGGTGGGTCTTCATAACCTTTGTAGCCACAGGATAATAATCCCAAATCATTCTGTTTAAGATATACCCATCTTATCTTTTCAGAGTTACTTATCTTCTCATATTTGTTACCGATTCCGAAATGTCTTAGTAAATCGTTATAGGTTAGAGCAGCTTTGATGTGAGCAGGCGCTCCTTTGGCAAACTTTGTAAACTTACCCTTCTTACCATCTGTATATTTCTTTAGATTATTTATGCCTGTTGGCATCGCTATCCTATCGAAGTCCAATAGTTTCATAGATTCTTTGAAGTTTATAATTCTCTCATCTATCTTATCCTTTGGTACAGTAGCTAGAATATCTTCCAACACACTCTTCAGTAACTCACCCATAGCTTTTGGAAAGTTACTACGAACTAAGTCCAAACCTTTTACATGCAGTTTGTTTACCTTAACTCCATTATCGTTGATTATCTTCATACCATATCTTTTCTTTACAATAAACAAACCTGATTTAGCTATCAACTCCTGCTTTATCTCAAACCTATGTACATCTAAGTTTAGGAACTTCTTAGCAAAGTAATCATAAGACTTATTTAGAAACCCCTGCATCTCATCAGCTACATCTAATATCCTCTTACTCATCATAGTCTCGCTATCGAAATCCATAGTAGGAAATCTCTTCTTAACTAATGGAAGAGCTGAATAGAATACTGAATCTGTATCGATGTAAATACAATAGTCCTTATCATCTCCTAACTCTTTGTTGTAGAAATGATTACCAATCTTCTTAGTAAACTTAATTAGTTCTTGACCTGTGAGTGTTGTAGCCTCAGCATTATCTAAGTCATAGAAACGAAATACTGGCAAACCTAACACACCATAGAGAGAGTTTAGAACCACCTTCTGAATTAACTGACGACTTTTGAAGTATGTATATTTTTCATTGTCACCAGCATCACCAAACTTCTTCATTAACTTTCTATACTCCACACGAGTATCGAACCACTTTTCTAGTAGGGCTGGAATCAAACCTTTCTTATCGCTACGATACAGAACACCATTGGATGATACAGAAACTTTATTGTTCTCAAAGAAATCTTTTAGTTCTGTTTCTGTAAGCTTGCCCATCTCCTTATCATTTTGTACAAGAGTATATGTCTTCTTAGTACCTTTCATAAACTCTTCTACATCCCAACCTTTTAGTTTACCCATTTTTGTTTCGGGTGATACATTTAGAGACATAATAACAGATGGGTACATAGATGTGATATCTAAATCAAATACCCAATCGTGTTTACCTCTCTGTGGCGATTGAACATAAGCGCCTGTAAATTTGTCACCATCTTCTTTCATTACTCTAGGTGGTTTGTTTGGTGCAACTATATCTAAGTTCTTTAGATAAACTAAGATAGCACCTTCCAAATAACGTGAGGAAAAATAAACATCCTCATAAGGAACATGACCTACGTGACATACACCTCTAGCCATATCGATAAAGTCTAACTTATCATGCAATCTCTTTACAAGTCTAACATCATGAATGTTATACTCTACAAACTTATCTATATTGTTTTCATATAAGTCGTTGAGCGTTCCACTATATTCAACTTTCTTTTCACTAAGTTCGTGTTCAGCTACAGCATCTAATCTGTAAGATGATAGCTGGGTATAAGTAAATAATTTATATAGAGCTAAGTAATCTAAACAACTAACACCAGCAAACATATATCTCTTACGATGTTTGTTCCACTTAACTTCTCTTATAGGAGATATTAGTTTAGCTATATCAGAGCCAACAATCTTACAAGCTCTATTGTATACGTAAGGCATATCGAATGAGTCTGAGTTCCAACCTGTAATTATGGTTGGTTTCCAATCTAAATATAATAGAAAAAATCTTTGTAGTAAATCAAATTCTGTTTCAAATGATTCTATGATTACATTGTCTTTTGATTTTAAACTGAGTTTCTTCTTCTCATCTAAAACCAAGCAATAATACTCGTCCTCTTCTGAGTTATGAACTGCGATAGCAGTTATCTTATCTTTAGAATCTTCGGGATATGGAAAACCATCTGTTACTTCAACCTCTATATCGATTGTCATAATACGATGACCATTTGAGAGTTCTTCTGAATCCGTATAGTTGTCTACCAATACACGAGTTTCAGGTGGTACATCTGATTCCCATAGGTTTGGTGTTTCTGGATCGAATCTGTATACTTTCTTTAACTTATCTCCATACAAAGATATATGAGTACCAGCCCTATCTTTCATATAAGCATATTTCTTATATGGTAAAGTATAGTAGCCTGTTTCGTCATCCCAAATATGGACTGTTTGTGTTTTATTGTCGTAATATATGTTTTGATACATTTAGATTATAATATCCCTATTTTCGATACGTTAATATACAACTAAAACCTTATACAAGTCAAGGTTTATTTTGATAAAAGGGGGAGATTGAACTCCCCCATTTTTTACCATTTAGAAATTGACTGATAGTCCTACGTTAAAGTGTCTTGGTGTTCCAAGAAATACTTCAGCGTTATGAGCAGCGTGAACTTTGTCACCGAACCCATTGTATTGGCTATTGTCAACAGCATCTTGAACATAAACATCGTCAAGAGCATTAAAGAGATGACCACTAAGTGTCATATCTAATCCACCAACTGTTGGTAGTTTGTAAGATAGGTGTAAGTCTAACTTGCCATAAGATGGAGTTTTCCATACTTGAGCTCTGTCAACATCACCACTAACCTCACGAGAATCTGGACTCCAATCAGAATAATGATTGTCGTACCATTTGTAAAGACCTTGTATTCTAAGTCCTTCGATTGGTTTAACTGTAAGACCACCAACATAAGATGTCTGTGGCATATCTCCTACCTTTAAACCATCAAGAGCGTATTCATACTCTGTAGTAGTCTGTCCTATGACTTGACCATCTTCATTGTACTCCATCTCTTGGTAGTCACCTTTCGCGTCTCCATCGAACTTCCAAACACCATTACTAATAGCTAAATTTAAGTCAACCATTTCGTGAAGAGCAATCTGTGATTCCACTTCCCAACCTTTATGACTTTGATTTACGCCAGTTAGATAAATAATGTCTGTGTCACCTGAATCACCTTGACCTGTGTTTACAGATTTAGTGAGGTTTCTATCTTTCCATTGAGTATTATAAGAACTCAACTTAACAGAAACTTTATCACTATTGTATTCTCCACCGAACTCATTAGATATGAATTTCTCATTATCAGGATCCTGTGATACAGTTCCATCATAAGCAATTACATTGTCTAAGATTGGTGGTTTCTGAACGTACCCAATGTTAGCAAATGCTGACATTCTGTCGTCAAGATTATACCTACCACCACCTTTAATCTGAAAGGTTGTGATATTATCTGCTTCAACAAGTTCCTTCTCTACAGAGAAATGGTCTTTGTAAGTGTAACCGATAGTAGAGATTCCACCCATACCATATAAGTTAAACTTAGCTACATCGTACTTACCTTGTAAGAAAGCACCAAACCAATCGACAGTCGTAGAATTATGATAAGCAATCTCATCACCTAATCTAACAACTTTTCCATCGGGAGCATTCTTATCAGCAAAGTCTACATAGTAGTCTCCACCAAGTAAGTCACGAACTTCTCTAGCGTGTTCAATACCAGCAGTTCTCCAATCAATACCAACCTGTAGTTCAAGAGCGTCTGAAACAACATAATTTAACTTTGATATTAAACCATAAGTATCTTGTCGGTTAATTGAGTTACGAAGAATACCAGTAGAACGATTTTCGGTATCAGAGAAAGCAGAATCTACATTAGCAGAGTTCTGTGCAATTTCTCCATCCCAATCCCAAGTCCAAGGTGAAGATGAATACCATCTTTCTCCCTCAACTGCAGGTTGTCTACTGACACTACCATATGTTCCAGTACCACCACCTGAACCACCACTCCAATAAGCAACAGAACTTAAACTAAGTTCGTCATTTATATCAAGAAAGTGATTGATGTTAACAAGCGGTTTATGGAAATAGTTCTCTCTTTCATTTAAGAAATCAGAACTAAATCTATCCGTTGTCTTAGCACCATACATATACCAATACTGTTGTCCTTTATAGTCGGAACTAATTGGAGCAACGTTTTGGTTAAAGAACCTACCAGCTTCAGTTTCAAACTTGTTACCAGCAACATAAGCAGAATCATCATACCCATCAATACCACCAGCCAACTCTTGAGAGTAAGTAGCAATATTCTGTTTGTATAGATTCTGTCCATGCCTTTGTGGAGCACCGATAGCATATAACTCAAACCTTTGGTCATCACTTACAGCATATGAACTACCTAAGTAGTATGCCCAAGCATCAGTCCAAGTTCCATCAATAAACCCATCACCAGTTTTACGAACTACCGCACCACTTATTGCTAGTTTATCATTGATAAGACCTGAGTTATAGGTTAGAGTGGATTTTTTAAAACCACCTTCACCAACTTCTTGTTTGAGTTTACCACCCTTTTCCATAGCTGCAGGATCGGTAATAATATTCATAGTTCCACCTATAGAAGGCGTTGCTAGATTGACGGCTGATAGTCCTCTTTGCATCTGAATTGAGGAAGTAGCATCACCTACCCCATCCCAATTAGACCAATAAACCCATCCGTTCTCCATATCATTTTGGGGAACACCATTAATCATAACAGCAACGTTTCTTTGGTTGAAACCACGAACATTGATACGAGCATCACCCGCACCACCAC